GGTGCTGTGCAATTGCGGGGCAGTCCCATCCCTCGGTCAGCACGGCGCAATTGCACAGCACCTGGGTGGCAGAGGAAGCGAAGCGGGAGAGAATCGCTTCTCGTTCTTCCTCTGGCGTGGTTCCATCCAGATGCTCTGCAATGACGCCCTCGCGCTGGAAGGCTTGCATGATGGATTTGCTGTGCTCGATGTTGACCGTAAAGCACACGGTTAGGCGGTCGCTGGCGTATTTCTTCCACGTGGAAACAATATCCCCAACCAGCGTTGGCTTGTTCACGGCTTCGCCCAATTGCTTGAGGTTGTAATCGCCCGCGGTGGTCTTTACGCCGGAGAGATTGACGGGGCGGCCACAGAACACACGCGCCGGAACGAGAAACCCCATGCGCGTCAGGTTCTCGATGGTTTCAACTTCGATCATCGAATCGAAGGTACCGCCCAAGCCTCGCCCATCGGCGCGGTAGGGCGTGGCGGTCAGCCCAAGGATAATGACATTCGGGTTTTGCTCCTTGATGGCGGCGACAATCTTGCGCTGTCCATCTGCCTCGACGTGGTGGCATTCGTCAAAGATCACCAGGTTGTAATTCAGGTCGGTTTTGGCCAGTCGGGCGATGATGGTTTGAACGCTGCCTACTTGCACCGGCGCCAGAGGATCAGGCTTTCGTCCGGCCTTGATGATCCCGTTCCAGATGCCGATTTCGTTCAGTTTGTTCGAGCACTGGTCAATGAGTTCCTTGCGATGCGCTAAAAACAACGTGCGCGAGGATTTGGCCACTGCGCTTTCTATGATGTGACAGGCGATCACCGTCTTGCCCGATCCGGTTGGGGACACGATCAGGCAAGCGCGCGCGCCGGCGGAAAGTCGTTCCCGAACGCCATGGACGGCAGCGGTCTGGTATGGTCGAAGATGCAATTTCACGTCGGTTATCCCTGCTTGCTCATGTCGATTAGTGACCGGCGCAATTCTTTTCCCGATTGCTTGAGCCTTGAGCGCAAGACAGGGTAAGCATCGGGGTCTTTGGCCTTTTTGCTGCGCAGGAGTATTCTGGCGAATTTGAGAAATTCGGCGGCTTGGTCTGCGGTGTGGCGTAGTTGGTCTTTGCTCATTGTCTTGCCCTCCTGGTGCGCGAGTTCGTCGGCGAAGTCGTCAGTCATTCTGGATATCCGCACAAACGAGCCACCAGAGTGACGAACGCATAAGCCGCCGCCAACGGGACAACTCCGTTTCCGGTAAGGCGCAATCTGTCCGCGTCCATCCCACTGGCCATCCCATCAGCCACTCGACAAACTGCGGGTTCAACCTGCGGGAAGGCTGCGAGGATTTCATGCCATCGTCCGTCTGCTGGTCCGGGGGCAAAGAGTGGTAATTCACCGCATTGGCTAGCGCATCCATCGGGGCAGCAGTTCCGCGTTGCGATTCGCCCTTGAAACCCCTGCTCTTCGGCGTAGGCCAGTTCGGTGTCATATCTCCCAAGTTCCGGTTCCGATCCCATCCGCCATCGCTCATCATCTTCTTGCGCGGGTTCTTGTCGTCGCGTGACTGAGGCGTCGGCCAGTTCTCCGCTTGCCCCTTGAGAAGCAATTCCCCCTTGCGTTCTCCGACCCTGCTGGAGTTGCCGCCAGATGGAGTTTTCGGGGTTTGCCAGTGGGCTGTCTGCATCGTCAAATGCGGTGCTCCGTTGCTGTCCCTCTGGTTCGGCCCTCCCTTGTCGGCTATCGAAGCCTCTGGCGTTCTCCAAGACTCCAAGGATGAACAACCGCAATCGCTCATGGCTTGCGCCAACCTCAGCCGCGCTGAATAATCCCGCCGCAACGCGGTAGCCTCGCTCTCGGAGATTCCCGATGACGGTGGCAAGTCCGATTGAAACATGTCCGGGCACGTTCTCGAAAAAACAGAGTTCTGGCATCGCCGCGCCAATGAACGCATCAATGGCAGGCCATAAATGGCGCTCATCCGCTTCGCCAAGTCTTGAACCGGCGAGAGAGAATGGCTGGCATGGGTAGCCGCCTGAGACGATGAGAGGATGGAACTGGCGAACGTATTCAAGGAATCCTTGGTCTGTGAGTCGCTTAACATCATCCCAGACAGGCGCTTGATCCAAGGCCTTGTCATCCATCCGCGCCACGAGAGTGGCCGCCGCGCAGGCTTCCCGCTCAACGTAAGCCACGGTTCGTAGTTGACCATCGTGCGCGAAGCGGATTCCTTCTCCAAGCATTCCTGATCCGGCGCACAGTTCGACATGGTAGAGGGGATGTATAGCCACACTTAGTTATCCCCCGCCGTGCTGGTGATGGTTGCGCCGTATTCGCTCAGGGCGAGGGATAATAGGCACAAAGCATCGGCCTGATCGTCAGATACGACATTCTCCATCGGCCACAACCTCTTCGCCGCCTCGATCATATCGGGCTTCTTCGCGTTGCCCTTGCCCGTGGCGAATCGCTTGATTTCGGTAGGTGAATAGCCGCGATATTGCCGATGCTCACATTCGCAGAATAACTTAATGACTCCCTGCAATTCGGATTGAACTACTAACGCGCCTTGCATGCGCGGCCCCGCGTTACGGGCTGACTCGAAAACTACAAGATCAATGCCTTGCATGACTTCCATAAGTTTACCGCGCAGGCGCACAAGCCTCATACCGCCTGACTCGTCGCGGCGTATGGATAAATCCCACGTGCCAGAAGCGGTCAAGTTGCCATTGTGATATAACGCCCAGCCGCAATGGGTCGCGGGGTCAAGTGCGAGAATGTTCATTTCCCTCTCCCAATCAGTCTTTGCCGGAACATCCGCGTGAACAGTGCTGTTATTCCGTGCTTTTGATTCCAGCCTTTGAGTAGTTTCAACGCCATCCATGCGCGGCGGCGGGAGGGGATAACGGTTGGCTTGCGATTGCGTTTCACTTCTCCACCCTCACTTTCGCCAGCCTATTGTTATTTACAATCAGCACAGGACGCGCCCACTGTTTTTGAAAGCGCATCCATTGCAAGTCGCGCTCGCCGCTCTCATTGCGCCACAGCATCGCCATCGGCATTACTCCAAGATTTAGGCATTGTTTCAGCCGATGCTCTGCCGCCTCAAATGTGTCGCGTGGGTAGCCGATAAGAACGTATGCGCGGATCGCATGGCTTGCCGCTGTAAATCCAGCGTCGAATAACTTACTTACTGCAAGTCTCAATGGTTCATAATCATCTGGCGTATCGTAGGCGAAAAACATCTGCTTTGGCTTTACTGATGCCAGTAACTTAACATGCCAATCGTTGAGTCGCGCCGCTTCTAGCCCGCCTGTAAACTCAATAGAATGCTTTTGATTGCTTAGCATTTTAAATACAGCGCCGATGTGATAATCGGAACAAGCCAACAGGTTATCATCCAGCACGTTCCAGCCTTGCATAATTGGCAGTTCTCGGATGTCGCCTTCGCGCTTCGGGACGGAGCAGAACCAGCAGTGATTGGGACAGCCACGGCTTGTAATAACATAGCCTTTCTTGAGATACATTCCCGCCGTGAAATCTTCACCGCGCATTCCAGTTGCAGGCCCACCGATCAGCACCGGAGCAATGGCAGACCACGCATCTGCTAATTGCTCTGCTCGCGGCATATCCCACGTGAACGTCACCGACACATGCACTTCTGTTATTCCTAATGTCTGAGCGAACATATCCGGCTCACTGGTAAATGCCAGCGGATCGTCGGGCGTGGCTCTAGTCTGACGCGGGAATACGCGGGCAATCATTCAGCAACCATCACTTTCGCCAGCCATATCCACGGGTTTGATTCGTATGGGTGGCGCTGGTTGTTGGTGTTCCAATCGTTACGAAAACTCTTGATAGCCATATCGAGATCGTCATTCGTGTACATTCCGATGCGACGATCACGTTTCCAATGGGCAAGTTTGAACCCCATGGCGTGAGCCTGTAAGTTATCCACTTCCTGCACCCTCACCGCCTTGACTTCCTCGGTTACGAGCGTGAGGCGGGAGGCCCAAGGTGGCATGCAGATTGCTGAAATCTTGTAGCGAATTGTGTATTCAGCATCATCAGGCACATCGACAATTCTATGCGAGTCATCGGCTATGTAATTGATAGATGCGCGATACTTCCCACCGATTGATTCTTCGTAAAATATCCCGTATTGCTCCTTGCCAAGCAGCCGCGTTCCTGGCGCGCCGAAGGGGGAAGTTAGTTCCTTCTTAATCTTCGCCCAATGGTCATGCTCAGGATGCTTAATGACTTCGCCACGTTCGTCCCTATCGAACAGATACGGTATTCCGCGCTTTGAAACTGCGTCAGGCTGCACCTTCATCACCCTCGCAATCATCGTCCTGCTACCGTCCAGTAGGCCGCGCACTTCGTCGGGGCGGAGGATCAGGGGTTTAGTTTGTGGCATGACATTCATGTCACTTTCCTTTCCTATTATTGCGCTGCAGTACGCAGCGGTTATTCGTTATGATCTTGTTTGTTCGAGATAAGTATTATCATCTTGTAAGCGGCTCTCACGCCTGTCCATTTCTGACCACCAATGCGATGGTGGGCAGAATCGAGAGGTGTTCAGTCGCCAGAGCCGTAGCCGGAGCCGTCGCCGTAGCCGTAGCCGTCGCCAAAGCCGTAGCCGAAGCCGGAGCGCTGTGTCCATTCTGGAACCTCATTGATGGATTTTTCGGCCTCGGGCGTGCAGTCCAAAATCTCAATAGCCTGTAGCAGTTCCACCCGATCAACGGCGACAGGAAATTTGCAGTTTTGTGGCTTGCTGACTCCGCGCACGGCCAATTCGGACAAGGACGAGGCTCCGTCCCAGTACCACAGGCGTCGTGCGTTACGCATGACGACTTCCTGCCCGTTTCGCGATTCGATTTCTCCGGCAAAAACTCCTGCTGAATGCGTCCTGACGATCTTCATTTATTACCTCCTGCGTTATATTAGTTCCCCCGACAAAATCGGGTTAATGCTCAATGCCGCAACAGTCGCTCGACGTGGCGGCGATTCATCCGCCTGGGAATCACGTCAGGAGGAATGGCTCTAAACTCGTGCATCCATTCCTGACGCTCGGCCAATGAGCCAAGCGGCAGGATCGAGGCAGGTGTTAGAACGGAAGATCGTCCTGTGACACGGTAGCGGTCGCTGTGGCGGTCTGGCGTGGCGCCGGCGCTCGCTTTCCCTGGCGAGCGGCGGCGGCCAACGCCTTGCTCCTGCTGCCCATGTTCTTGACCAGATCGTCCAGAAGGTTAGTGTCCGCCGGCTTGATCCAACGCGCTCCGCCTCCAAGCGGATTCAGCCAGGCCACCTTGCAGGCCTGTTTCGACTCGCCCTTGTCATTGGTGTAGCTTTCCAACTCGGTTGTGATGGAGCATTGCAAATCAGCGAACGAAAACATCCCGGAGGCGAGAGCGTTCAGGTCGCCATCCCATCCGAACGCATCGGCCAGCGTTTCAATCGTGCGGTCGAATGCTTTCTCGGACAGGTAATGCTTGCTGGTGATGTGCTGACCCGCGCATGGGCCATCGGTAACTTCCAGCGGCAATGCGATGAACAGGGAGGATTGAGTTCCGTCTGCTCGGATTTCGCCACCACCGATCCAATTCTCGGCGTGGAGCACCACGCAATCATAGTTACCTGCTTGGTTAAGATACGGCATTGGTTTCCTCCTGGGGAATGAATTGATTGAGCCGGTCGACCATCGCCTTGAGGCGATCCGCGGCGCAGTTCATCAGGTCACGCGGCGTAACCTGTGTGATTCCGAGATACTTCATGCTTCGTGCTTCGGCGCCGTCATCGGGCCAGATCACATTCGGCCAATTCTCGACAAGCCATTGCACGGTGGCGGGGTCGGGCTTGTTTGCCTTACGTGCGGCGGTTTCAAATTCCGCCCAATCCAGAGGCATGGTTTCCGGCAAGTTGAAGCGGTTCTTGGCGTCCCATGCCGCGCTCCAAACAGTATGCACCACGCGGCCCCCGCCGTATGCCTTGCCTTTGGACGCGGCCTTACTTTCCTTCTTGATGTAGGTGTCGTATTTGGCGAATAGGACCGCTTGCGGCCACTCGCGCAGAATGCCAGCGAGTTGCTTGTTCAACTTCATTTCATAGCGGTCGTAATTGTCGCCAGCGGGGTTGTTGAACGTCTTGACCTGACAATGCGCCAGGATGATGACGTTCATTTTGCGAACGCGCATGAGGTATTCCAGACGGGACAACAACTTGCGCAATTCCTCGGCGGCCATGGCGTAGCCCTTGCCGTAACCGTAGTCCTCGATGCTGGCCTTGCCGTCGCGTTCGCGCATGTGCTTTTGAATCAGAGCCTCGATCCAGTCAGCGGTGTCGATAACACCTGACTTATAACTGTGCTCTTCTTCGGCCAGGGCGTTGACGGCCTCCAAAGTGTCATTCCACGATGACAACACAATGCGCGGTACATGGGAAAGCACAGGCGGGATTCCATCTTCGGAGCACAGGAAGATCGGGTCTGGCGCACCTGCCGCCCAAGTGGTCTTGCCAATGCCCTCTACACCATAGAGCAGGACGTTAAACGGATCGTCCATGCTGCCCTTCTTTACCATGTCCTTGAGCAACGTCTTGACGGTTGCAGTTGCCATGGTTATTCGCTCCTTTCTTGTTCACGGCTGATGAAATTGCGCTGCGCGGCGTCCTTGTAGATGGCCTCTAGCCCCTCGTGGATCAGGCGGCCAAAACTCAGCGCTTCGCTTTCCTGCTCGGTCGATACGATGTGTTGCTCGTAGCGGAGTTGATGCAGACGAGCGCATCGGCGCAGCGCCTTCGTCCGGCTGGTGGTCAATAATTCCAGACCGTCTTGGATCTCGGACGAAAGTTCGTTGTGCGTCGGGCCGGTCTTGACCTGATAGCGAATTCCGTCCACTTCGGCGCGGTTGGAGCACAGGGCGAAAAACTCGCATCCGCCCATCTGTGTGCAGGCGTCAGGATTGCGCGGCCAAATGTTCATCCGGCGGCGATAAAGGATTTCTTGCGACAACGCCCAGGAATCGCGCATGTAGGCGATCACTTCGCTGTCCAGCCGGGCAATTTCGCGCTGCGCGAAAAAGCGGGACGGATTCTCAGCGATGATGGCGGCGATACGTGCGCCAAACTCTTCGGGTGTCTCAGGACGCGAATCAAATGCGCAACCGGCCTGTGGCGATTGACGCTTGCTGCCGTCTTTGTTCGTGACGACATTACCCTCGGCATCGCGCAGGGTTTTCTTGCCCTCATCATCGAGCAGCGGAATGGTGCCAGGGCGCTGTGCGGGGCGCAGGATCACGTCATAAAGCACGTTCTCCACTGGTGCACCGATGACGGACGCGGCCAGGTAATATCCCGACACCTGCGAGTCCATGGCGAGGCGATCCCAATAGTCGCTATCGGGGTCGAGGCTGTCGGTGGTGGTCTTGTGCTCGACGACGGTTTGAGTTGAACGACCTTCGCGCTGAATCCGCGCGTCGATCTTGCCGGCCAGTTGGAACGTGCGGCTGGCGCCAGACGTTTCGGGATTGACCAACTCGAAAGCGTATTCGTCCTCGACGGCGATAATGTCGATGTCATTCAAGAATTGGGCGTAATGACGCTTGTATGCGTCGAGGACTGCGTTTGCTTTCGCCAGCAAATACGGATCAGTGCTGATTGCTGTTGATTCTGCTACGGCTTCCACTTTACATTTCACCTCGTTCAGTGTGATTCAAGTTACAGTGTTACTGACGCCCTTGCTGCGCTAACAGCGAGGGCGTTCCTGTCCTAAGCACTTCCGGCAGTGGGATTGACCTGACAGTCCGATAATTGATTTCGACTTGGGGTTGCGGCGCGGGGCGGTGGCATGCCTCGCCCACGATCCACGCGCCGAATGTGACGGCGATTACCAGCGAACCGATGATGGCGCGTCGGATGCGGATTTCGCGTTGCTGCTGGCGATACCATTTGCATTGATCTTGAGGCAGGAAATACATGGTCAGTTGATCCCCCATGCCTTCTTGAGTTCTGCCTCAAGCGAGTCGGACAGTTCAGCCGCCAATTCGTCGTCGTCGCGCTCGTCGTCCACTTCTTGATCCTCCGCCCATATTACGACCAGTTCCTTCGCTTCGTCGTAGAGTTCCAGGCAGTCGAGGTCAATGTGTTGGAAGATGGCCTTGGCGATGACCTGAGCCGCATCATTCTGCGTGGCGTCCTGCTTGGCCATGAGTTCGGCCAGCGCCTCGGGAACGCCAGGGTGAGACAATAGGGATATGTAGATGTCGTCGTCGGAGTAGTGCTTGAGGTTGTTGATGTAGGCAGTGGCTACATCAGGCCAGTCGAAGCACGTCAGGACGTTCCCGCCGATTATTTCATCGGCCAAGCCGATGTAGTCGATTTCCGGCGGTTCCGGCGCTTCGATGGTGTCTGAGAAACGGTCCATGCTGTGCATTGCGGTTCTCCTTTTTAAACCTTGCGGGTTCTGTTATGATTAGCCCATCAAATCACGTGGTGGCCACAGGCCGGGGACGAGTCTTTCCAGTGCCATTTCCAAAAGGCGCACTCCCTCATCTCCGAGATAACCGCTGGTTTTAAACGCGCTCAGTTGTTGCGGGCTGACATTGCCACTGGTGGCAACGCTGAGGTCTTTCATGCTGATCTCTTGCGGCAGTCCTTCGAGCACTTGGCGCAGGCGCTTGCGAATCTCTGTCATGTCTGGTGTAATCGGCATCCGATCATCACCCCCTTCCTGTATTGTGCCTCATGAATACAAGAAATCTTGTATTGTTGTCAAGAGGCATATACAAGATTCTTTGTTAATAAAGATATTGCTATACCATATTGATAAACATAGACTTGCGGTATTATGAGCGACCATCACGATGACATACTGAGAAAAAAATTCGCTCAATTTTTAAAAACATTGCGCGAAAGCAGGGGCGATAGCCAACCTATCGCCGCCGAAAGAACTGGGTTGTCGCAACAGAATATCTCGAATTGGGAAAGCGGGACGTATGACCCAAAGGTTTTAGCTTACGCGAAATATTGTAGCGCCTACGGGATAGACCTCTACTCACTGCTGGAGCGGGCATACAACGCCAGGCAATCCCACAAGCCAATGGTAGAAACGGATGCTAGCCCTGTTTTAGCGCAGGTTCTCGACGACCTGCAGCACGAGGCCGATGCCGTTTTGCCTGTGCTGTTGGCATTTGATTCTCTAGGCGCCTTTGCCGGCCCAGAAGAAGCAGCGCGTAAGCGAGTATTTTTATTATGGCATTCCGTTCGGGATATTTTATCCCAAGTGAAATAAGTTCGGCACAACATCTGATCCGAGTGCTGATTGTGAACGGCGACCTCCAGAACATCGGAGAACTCCTGATACGCAGGGTGGGGGTTTCCCCTTACCATACTAAATCGGCAGAAAAACTCAAGGGTTAATTTCGCTATATTTTCGCTATTGGAGAAACGATGAAAACGATTTCCAGTATCGCGCTCGTTGTGTTTTGGATCACATCACTCATTGGGAACGTATGGGCTATTATCGCTGGTTACATGTTCGGCGGGTTTTGGATGGGCGTATTGACACTGTGCATCCCCTATGGTGCTCCGATGTTTTGGTTCTTCTATATCGGAGCGAAACACACTTACGCCACTGGATACCATACCGTCTGGATCATTTGCTGGTCTTCAATCATCATGTATAAGTTGTTTGTCCCAAGAGTTAGGATCATTTCAGATAACTTCTGGGATTGATTCTGCGGCCCGATCTTCAGCATACCGCTATCATACGCGGCGTTTCGGCCCCAGAGGGGAGGTTCTGCAAGGAATCGGGGCAAAAGAAAAGCCCCGGCAGGGAGGTCTGCCGGGGCTGAATGCAACTCGATTGTTGCTATTTCGCTCGACAAATCCATTTTTGGTGCAAATCGTAGCAGCTCGTTAAAATTCCGGCCTCTTCCATTGCGTCCATGAGTTTTTCAATTTGTGTTCTATCGTAGTTAGTGTCCTTCACTAGATCGTCGATTATGACCGATCTTATGGTTTCTCCGCTCTCAGGAACTCGGCGCAGGACGGTTGATGAGTTCAATAGTTTGTAACCTTTGATTCTCTCAAACTTCGGCAATCCATCGTCCGTCGGATCTTCTTCAGGCAATTCATCCTCCGTTTCCTCGTCATTCCACTGGACATTCGGTTCATCAATCCTGCTGATATATCCCTTGGGGAATCTCCCCTTCTTTTCATCGCGCCTGGACAACTTCTTATCTGCCACCAGCGCCCGGACGGCCGAATATGCCGCTGCCCGATTCAATCCCAATTCGTCCTGAATCTTCTCCGCCAATTCGCTTAACGATATTTCCTCATTCGGGACAAGATCCAAAACTGAGGCTTCATCGGACTTCTTATGCTGTATTGCCCCTTGTCCATCAGCGCGGCGTGGCCGGCCAACCTTTCCACCTTTTTTAGATGCTTTCGGAGTAACCACATCCCACGAAACGCCTTGAACATCTTCCCATTCGACAAAAGCAGCGCGGGAACCTGGCTTCAAATCCATTTGAATGCCGCATATTTTATTTCCTTCAAAATCCAACTCAGGCTCCACGGTAGAATCCAGAAGCATATAACCCCCGCCTCTGAATTGGATTCTGACCTTCCAATACTTCTCCAGAGGGCGATCTTGCGCTTCTTCAATTTCCATCTTTTGCTTCCTTTCGCTCGAATGGTATCGAACATCATGCTGGAAAATATCGACGTTTATATATCGCTGTCAAGATATAATTATACGAGAATATACAACGGCTGTCGCTATTTTACATCGAATGGAATTTATTTATACATATATAAAGCCCGCCATTTCAGCGCGTGTTTGTGTATAGGTATTTAATATATTCTGCCGCCAGCAGAATATATATTTAATATACTAATGCACCCGCAAACAAACACCGCACTGCTAAATTATGGCCCCCTACCCCAAGTAAGAGAGTTATTAAATACCAGAACCGTATAAACAGTCACTTATATAAACCAGATGCCAAAAACCGATTAAATCCTTCACACTGCACCATAACGAACACTTTACACTTGACAACAACATCAGCATTCTGCCATGGTCGCGCTCAGGAGACATCGCACCAATGGCACCAGGGCGCACCTTCACCCCATTACAAATCGCGCGCGCTAAACAGCGCTTCCTGGATCATTTGGCCGCGCGCGGTGGCGTGTTTGCCTCATGCAAAGCGGCAGAGGTATCTCACCCAATCATCTACCAGTGGAGAGAGCAAGACCCGGAGTTTGCCGCGCATTGGCAGGCGGCATTGGCTCAATACACGGAACTGATGGAGGCTGAGGCCGACCGTCGAGCATACGAGGGCACGGAAAAGCCCGTATTCCAACAGGGGCGCGAGGTTGGGCGCATTCGCGAATACTCCGATGACCTGATGAAGTTCCGGCTCCAGGCACTCGATCCACGCAAATACCGAAACAATTCGACTCATATCATCCAGGGAGATGAGGATGGCGGCCCTGTCCGCTGCACTCTCACATTTGCCCAGCGCCTGCAAGCGATTGCTGCACTCGACCGATCCAACGACGATTCGCAAGGCGAATGAACTACTAGACCTTGGCGTGGATTGGTTCCCGCAGGCTGGCCCACAGATGGCCGCATTGATCTCCGATGCGGACGTGTTGCTCTATGGTGGCGCCGCCGGAGGCGGTAAATCGGACCTACTTCTTGGCGCCGCACTGGTCGATCATCGCAAATCCATCATCTTCCGCAGGGATTTCCCGCAGCTTAAAGACCTGATCGGGCGTTCCCGTGAAATCATCGGGGATCGCGGCCAATTCGCAGGCGGCGCGAAGAACTATTGGACGCTGCCTGAAGGTCGAACGCTGGAGTTTGCCTCGTGTCTCAATGAGGAGGACAAGAACAAGTTCAAGGGCAGGCCGCACGATCTCAAAGGATTTGATGAGGTTACAGAGTTCACCGAGACGCAATTCCGCTTCCTCGTCGCGTGGAACCGTTCGGTTGTCCCTGGGCAACGCTGTCGCGTGATTTGCACGTGCAACCCTCCGACCACAGCCGCCGGCCGATGGGTAATCCGCTATTGGGCGCCATGGCTTGATCCGCGTCATTCCAATCCGGCACAGCCGGGCGATCTACGCTGGTTCTACATGCGCAATGGCAAGGAGATCGAATTGCCGCCAGACCACACTGGCGAGCCGTTCTACGTCGAAAAAGAGTTGATTCGGCCACAATCGCGCACGTTTATCCCTGCTCTGTTGTCCGACAATGCCTATTTAGAGAAGACTAATTACCGCGCGACACTTCAGGCGCTTCCTGAACCGCTGCGTTCACAGATGCTGATGGGCGATTTCCGCGCCGGCATGGCCGACGACGCTTTTCAGGTAATACCTACGGCATGGGTTCAGGCGTCCATGGAACGTTGGAGCGAGCGCCAATCGTCCCGATTCGACTGTATTGGCGCCGATGTGGCGCGCGGTGGGGTCGATAATACGGTCATTGCCAAGCGTTCAGGCGATTGGGTGGCGCAATTGGAGCGTGTGCCAGGCTCTGAAACGCCTACAGGGCAGCATGTTGCGGCCCTTTTGGCTAAGGATGCGGCCAATGGCGGTGTGATCAACGTCGATGTGATTGGTGTAGGAACTGCGGCTTTTGACGCAGCGCGAGAGTTGGGCTTGCCGGTGCGCGGGGTCAATGTGGCGACCCGCAGCGAGCAAACGGACGCTTCGGGGCTGCTGCATTTCGTCAATCTAAGGGCAGAACTATGGTGGAATCTGCGCGACATGCTCGATCCTTCGCGTGGTTCTGCGCTGGCATTACCGCCAGATGATGCGCTGTTTGCCGAGTTGACGGCTCCGCTCTACACGGTTCGCAGCAATGGCATTCAGGTGGAGAGCAAGGATGATCTACGAGAGCGATTGGGACGAAGCACCGACAATGCAGACGCCGTTTGCCTCGCCTGCTGGCAATATCGGCCCGCTGGATCGCCACTATTACCCTGCCTCGATGATGTTCATTTACTGTCCACCGGGCAAAGTATTCTCAAGCGACGACATTCGTGGGCTTTACGACGTGATGGATTGCCATCCAAGTACGATTGCGTTGGTCATTTAAGCCGGGGATCTGGCATACCAGGCGCGGAGCGAACGCCTGTATCTGGGCGCACACCGATGAGGAAGGCTGCACGGTGGTCTTTCGATCGTTTTTGCAATCGGGTAGCCTGCAAGAGTTCGCCGCAGAGGTGGCCCGGCTGTCGCATGACGATGGAGCGGCGCACAATTACCGGGCTGATGTGGCAAGTTCGCTGTCCATCCGTGAGCCAAAGGAGTGGGAAAACTCCTTCATCGACACGTTGCACAGCCAATTAGCGCTGGCTACTCCGTTCTTCCGTCCTGCGTTGCCCTCATGGATTGATCCGCTGCGTATTCAACGCGCCGAGGGGCTTGATGTACTTGATGGGCTACTCCTGGGGACGCTTGGACGATTTCACAAACATCCGTATTGGGGCGGTGGCGAGGGATTTAAGGCGCATCAGGCGCGGCCCATGATCCTGTTTGCCACGCCACAGGTCTGGACGGAACTATCTGAAGCGCGAGCCAAGCCGGTGAAGGACGTGCAGGACGAGAATGAGGAAGCAAGCGAGGATGCTATCGCTGGCGGGGGCGCATTTTGCCGCTGTTTGCGTTTGCTGGCCATTGAAGGGGCGTTTCGCCCCAATCTTACAACGAGGGAACAGGTATGGAAACCGAGCAGCAAGGTCAAGCAAGTAATCAAGTAGCGACAAACGATGCTCCCCTGACGTTTCAGGAGATGTTCACGCAGCCCGAACCGGCAGCGGAGGCTCCTGCGACGGCCAATGTGGTTGAGAATGCGATTCCCGCACAGGCACAACCGGCGCCACAGCCGCAAATGGTCGAGATTGACCTATATGGCGATGGGCGCAAGTTCGCGGTTCCGCCGGAAGTGGCGAACAAATTGCAATTTGAGCAGCAGCAGGCCCGATTGTATCAGGGGCGATATGACACACTGCGCCAGCAAATCCCGCCGGAGCAGTATCAACAGCCCATTCAGTCGTCTCAGGCGATGCCAACGCCAGTTGCACAACAGCAAATGGTTCCAGCGCAGGATGATTTCTTGTCGGAAGCGCGAGCCATTGACGAGGAATTGGGCGCGGAAGGGAAGATTGCCGGGCTGTTCGAGAAACTGACGCAGCGGATTGTCACGCGCAATGATCTGGAACAGTTTACCAATCCCATCATGCAGAACTTGACAACCCAGGCCAAAATATTAGAGACTCAATTGCCTGCTTACCGCGACCAGCGCGATACGCAGGTCATTGCGAATCTGGTGCAGAGTTCTCCCATTGGCTCGTTTTTGGACGCCAATGCGTTGCTTGCGGAAACCCGCCGCTTGCAGGCCGAGTATGTTCAGGCCGGGAATGATCCGGGCGTCGTTTATGACCAGTATTCGCAGAATTTCATCCGCGCAGCAGCGGACAACCTGATTGCGAGTCGCTTGGGGAGTGCTCCGGCACAGTCTGCCACTCCCACCTACCAGCGCACTCCCCCAGGTCCGGTGACGCGGATGGGTCAATCACCCGCAGCCAGCACCCACAATCCCGGTGGCTCTGGAATGGCTCAGCAGGTTGACCCGAACCGATTGGCCGAAATGATGTGCGGCATTCGGTAAAGACGCATCACCCGACATTACTGAGTAGTTGTTGAAGCATGACAGGCTGGCTCTGGTCCTCACCCAGCCTACGCGATGGTTCCCCGCAAGAGAAACCCTCCCGCCGTTGCTTCGTGTGATTGCAGTTCCTCAAGCGGCTCCTGCCGCCAAATCACGCGGAGGTTTACTCCCATGCCAATGCACGAGCATTTAGGCTTGGTGGGCAGCACCAGCGGCAATACGCTTCGCGTTGTCCCCCAGGTCGAAAGCAAGATTCTCCAAGTTGAGCCTGCCTCGACTCCCCTATTGACCCTTTTGGACGGCCTGAAACGCGTTGAACCGTTGCGCGGTCGCGAGTTCACAATCCAGGAACAGTGGCCGAAGAAATGGGTCGGCACGTCAACGGCGGCCTATACTGCCGCCGATGTGGCCATCACGCTTGATGATGGCACGTTTGTTTCTCCCGACATGATCGCCTATGTCCCGTCCACCGATGAGCAGATGCTCGTTTCGTCCGTGGCGGGGAATGTGGTGACGGTCGTTCGCGGCTCCACGTTGGGCTTGTCGTCCTACGCCATTGCTTCGGGCGCGGAGATTCTGTTCACGGCTCCGGCACTGCGCGAAGGCCAGGACAAGGGCAGCGACGTTCACCGTGCTCCGGGCATGATGAGCGGCTACACGCAGAAGGTTGACTCGTCCGCCGGCATTACCGACGTGGCGCAGGGACTCCAGTATTACGGGATTGATGAGTATTCGCGCATCAACCAGGAAATGCTCAAAGAGTTCAAGAAGAAGATCAACCGCATGCTGCTGTTCAGCCAGCCGATGAAGTACACTGCCGCGGGCACGTTCCCCCGTTGGGCTACGGGCGGCCTGCTTTGGTATTCCAAACTCTACAACGAGTTCAACATGGGCGGAGGCGTGACGTGGCGCGCGTTTGACAACGTGGTGCGCACGGTCAAGCGCTATGGCGGCCCGGAATCCGGTTCCAAGTGGATTCTGTGCGGCCAGAAAGCTGCCTCTGTGTTCAGCGGTTGGGCTGCGGAATCCGGCATTCTGACCCAGGACGCCGGCAAGAACGAGTTCGGCTTCGATGTGACCCGCATCAAGGCCGGCGGCATGACGCTGAACATCGTTGAGGACTGGAACTTCGAGGGCAAAGACCTCGATCACGTGGCGATCATCGTTGATAACCGCTACCTGGCGCTGAAGGAATCCGAGGGTTACACGGTGGAGCAGAACGTGCAGACCCCGGGTGCTCATCGCAAGGAGTGGCAGATGTATCGCACAGTGGGCCTGAAGTGCGAATGCCCGGCTGCGTTTGGCTTCCTCTACAACATCAAATACGCCGCCTAAATCCAAGGGGGCGGATGATCCGTTCGCCCCTTTCCTCTCAACCAACAGGAAGGAGCAACTTCCATGAGTGGTGTGACACTCCCGAAAATCGAGAAGTACCAGAAGCGACAGGCGACCTTGGCCGGTGATGAGCCGGTGGCCTTTCGCGTGGCTTATCTGGGCGCAGGCGCGGCTACGATCACCATTGCCGCCGGAGCCTATACGTTTCAGGTCGGTGGGGCCAATGATGTGTCGGTTAATCCGACAGGCGCCACTCCGGGCGTGATTGGCGCCGCCGAGGCCACGAGCGTTGGCGCGGTGGTTGACCTGATCAACGCCGATACGGACGGCAAGTGGAAGGCGTGGCTTGTCGATTCTCGCCGTGCCGATCTGGACACCAACATCAAGGCGTTGGGCGCGACGGCGGTAACCGCCATCGGCACGGATGTGGTGTGGGATGTGAGCGCGGCCAAAGCCGGCATTCTGTGCATCGGTTCCGAGGCGGAACCCAGCGCGTTTGGCAATGCCGCTTCCCGCTGCAACGCCGCGACTTCGAGCGCCGCCACGCAACCGCATATCACCGGCACGACACTTCCGCTGATTCCCACGCGCAGCCCGAATGCCGAGAAGCGCTACAACCGCGTTTCGCGCATCCGCCGCATCATCGTCAACGCGGGAACGGATGACGCCTCGACCAGCACGGTCAAGGTGTATCGCTCCACGCAGAGCGCCGATGTGCTGCTGGTGGCATTGACCCCGGTGGCGGATGCCACTGATACCATCTTCACCTTCGGGGGGAATCTGGCGTTGGTGAGCGAGCCGGGCGAACGGCTGGTGGTGGCGGTGGAATCCACGCACATGGACGCCTTGACCATGACGGTCGAGGGCGACTTCGGCTTCGCCGGTAACACCGACGCCGAATAAACCGACTGAAAGGGGCGGGACACACTCTCGCCCTTTTTTCTCATGAGGATAAGTGACATGAAGAAGATTCTTACGGCTTTGATTGCGGGATTCATTGTGGTGGTCGGGCTTGGTGCGGCCCTGAGGGCCAAGATGGTTGATGTCCAAACCGACTCGATCACCGTTTATCAAGGTGGAACGGTCGATTTGCAGTCCGGCTCCGTCCTGAACATCCGTCCAGGCGCAAACATGCAGGTTGCTGGTTCAATTGTTTCGGCGCAGACGCACACGTTTAGTGGCGATGATGGAACAACCTTCACCTTGGCCGTTTTGGTCAAGCCATAAACACAAGGAGAGTAGCTCGTGAGCGACGAAAAGAAGGCGCCAACACTGGAAGAGCGCCTGAAACTGATGGAAGAGCGCATGACGCGGCAATTGGAAGAGCGTGATTCGCGCTATCAGCAGGACATTGAGCGGCTAAAACAGGAAAATGAACAACTGCGCCGCCATTCTGAATCGTTGGGAACAACGTCTATCCAGACCCGTATTCCCGGCGCACCCCGTATCTCGCGTCCAGATGTGATTGCGTTTTGCAAACGTCGGTTACCGGATACGCTATTTTTCACCATCAACCGCCCAATGTATCGGCAAGTGATTTTCCCTGGCGAACGCCGCCAGAGCCAGTTCCAGGAAGGACGCCAGACAGTAGGAGAGCCGCTAATCATGGAAATGCGGCCGTTCCATGGTCCTGGCAGCGACCTGAAAGACCCCAAGCCATTTCGTTCCGACCTTATTTACCTGCGTATCGGGCATTGCAATGTGGCCGAAAATCCGCTGGTGCGTATCACGAAAGAGGAATTGGCCGAATTGCACCTGATGGATGAGGCCACGCCGGAAGAGATTGAGCGGTTCCTCGTGGCGCATAAGAACGCGCCTTATGCAATTAAGGACGTTCTGACCAAGGTTCGCGCCGATGATGATTTCCGCATGGGTAAGGTGCTCGATGCACGGCGCTATCAGGTGGAAATCCATTCCCGCTATTCGTCGTTGTGGGCCATTCAGGACATTGAGAAGAAGCGCCAGGTGTCCATGGATGACTTGAGCGCAGGGGATTCGTGGAAGGCGGGTGGCATGCTGCTTGACCCGCTAACAGTCGTCCCGGAGTAAAGCGGCATTATTGCCTGCAACGTGAAGGCGAGGGCATGAAAATGACTAGCGAAGAATTGGATCAACTCCATCGTGACCAGAAGGCTGCCGCTGACTTTTTCGCGGCACGAGCGCTGGCGCAGAACCTTTATTTCACGTTGCAGGATGCGCTTTCGCAAGGGGCGCAGATTGCGGGGTATAACCGCAACCCGATTGTGCCGGAGTCTTCGGCTAATGAATTGATTACCATTCTGGGCAAGGCGCAGGCGTTTTATGCCGACTTGGCAGAAAATCATTACGATCTGCTGAACTGGAAGCCGGAATAATGGCGATTGCGGTTACCTATAACGCAGGCACTACGACGTTGAGTGTCACAGGCGGGACGAGTGGCGCGCCGGCCACGTTTGCCGATGTATTGACGGCTGACACCGCAAACGGATGGGGCGTGATTACCTCCCCTATTGCCAATGTGTATCTGGTGGCGGCGAATTTGAACATTGGGGATGGAACGACAGCCACCTATTTTTCGAGCAAGAATGAGATTGTGCGCTTTGCCGATGGGAAATGCCCGAATCCGCTGGCAAATGCCACATTCATCCTGGGCGAGTCCAGCGGCGCATACGGGAAAAATGGGACATTTCTGAGCGTTTGTCCTACGGCGAATATGTATATTGGGAATGGGGGGACATTGCTGGCGTATGCCTCCAGCCTGGAGCATCGAGGAAACAGCCAAGTTTTATATATCCGCTGTGCCACGGTCGGGATGGCCGGGGTGCAACTCATCGGCTATACACTCAGTTCCTTTATCATTTTCCTTTCCTCGATTTCGTCTCTAACCTTGCGCCGCGTTTCCACGTATGGTTGCGGGTATTTCCGCGTGGATGCCAGTGGGACGCTTGAGGATTTGCTGGCCGCCTCCTCCGGTGTGTCCGGGTTTGCCTGCGGGAATAACATTGATGTCTGGAATGCGGATGCCGATACCCCGGCCACTTTTTGGAACAACATTGCCGACAAGACCGCTCGCTTCATCAACCCGAAGAAAAGCGCTTATACCTTCGCTGGCTCCGCGTCTGGCGCGGTGATCCTGCTGGCCTATACCTTCGACCTGTTGTTCAAGACATCGGCGGGGACGCCGGTTTCTGGTGCAACCGTGACGTTGACCGACCGTTTTGGGACACAAGTGTTTTCCGTGACAACCGGTGCGGATGGAAAGATTGCGCAGCAGATTGTGACCTATGAGCGCTCACAACGTTCCACTAACACGAATACCTTTTATTCCCCGCATTCCCTGACCGTCGCCAAGGCTGGTTATGAGACGAAAACCATCTCGGATATTACCATTTCCAGCCCGATCAACTGGTCGATGGAGGCATTGCCCGAAGTGTTTACTCAAACCGACAGAGATAATTTGGAGGCGGTAAAAACCGCCACAGATCAGTTTCGATTCACGACGGCTAACCGGGTTGATGCGGCAGTCATTGACAAGACCGGCTTCGACACCACAGCCACGGCGGCGGTCAATGCGCTGACGATTCCCACGGTGGCGGAGATTCAAAGCGGTCTGGCGCTGGAGTCCACGTTGACGGCGATTAAGGGCGCGGGATGGACGACGCAGACGCTCAAGGCCATTGCCGATGCGCTAGCAAGCGTGGGGTTAAGCGCGGAACAGATCGCGGAGATACGCGATGGCCTGGCAACTACAGCCGATGTGACCGCTGCACAGGGGGCCATTGAAGGTGCCATTGAGGCGATTGTGATTCCCGATCCCGACTTGTCCCCACTTGAGACTGCTATTGGCAATGTAATGAACGAAGTGGTCAAGCGCGGGCCGGGTGATGGATCAGTCCATTGGCGTTATGTGCTGACCAGCGCCGTAGATAATGCGCCGATTGCCGATGCCTTCGTGCGAGTCACCACGGATCAGGCCGGGACAAATCAAATTGCCGCCGGATATACGGATCAATTCGGTGCGGTTTCATTCGATCTTGACCCCGGCACGGTTTACCTGTGGTGCACCAAGACGGGCTTCACCTTTAACAATCCCGATTCAGAGGTTGTGGCATGAGCGGAACAGGTTCAGGGGTTCCCATAATTCCCGCTTCGATTTATGCAGGGGCTGGCTATAACCTTGCCACCTATCGCAATCGGTTTCTGCAAGTGCTCGAACAACGAAGCGAGTTGCGTTCTTCGCCGGCCTTCACCGATGCCATGATCCTGTCACGGGTCAATGAGGCGATTCTGGAGATCTGCACACGCAACAAACTCTTGCAGAAAGTTTCCAGCGTAGCGGCTAATGCGCTGTCTATCAGCGCATTCCTGCCTTCGGACATTCTCAATGGCGAGATTTATGCCCTGTCCATCACTGATGCTAATGGCGTGTTAATCGCCAAACCCGATCGGATCACGGCTCGCTCGATGTTTGACCGCCAATCGCTTGGATTGACGCCGGGCGTTCCCCTTTACTGGTGCACAGGCATGGAGGCTGGGCGCGTGTCCTACTACCCCGCCTTATCCACTTCGGCCTTAATCAAGTATCAATATCTCGCGCGGCCCAATGTGCTTTCGCGCATGGTCTGGAATGAGGCGTTTACCGCGAACGCCACGGCAGGCAGCGGCACGGTGACGGCCACGATGGCTGGTTATGTCACGGGCAGCATTGCTCCTGGTGACGAAATCGGCTTCGTTACCAGCGCACAGATTGACGGCAGCACCATTGACGGGCTGCGCGAAGTGCCGGTGCAGTGGTCAATGGTCAAATCCATCACGAGCGATGGGGGCAACAGCTACACCATTACTCTGGAATCAGCCTATGAGGGGGTCACGGTGGCCGGGGCGATGTTTGTAACGGCGCAAGCGTCCATCGTGGAACAGGTCATCCATGGCGTGTTGGAGAATTTGCCGGGCGAACTGGCTGCTGGTCTTCATTTGCAGACCACTGAACCGTCTTTGTATCAGTCCGTAATGGCTTCCATTCAAGAACGTTTGGCTTTGTACGCCATTCCGCAGCCAGGCGTTCTTTCTGGATCGTGGAAACCGTCTTTGAACACCAATTTCTTGAGGTAACACGGCGATGGATGACCTGAGAACTGATTTTTCCGCTCGCCCCATCGGGACATACGCGCCGAATCCTGCGCAATCGTCGCCAGAAGTGGAGTTTTTCTCCATGCAGGCCAATGGCGACGAGGCGTTGCAGGCGGAATTATCCGCCTTTGAGGGGCATGTCATCAATCGCCTCGAGCAAATGCGCCTGAATAGCGCGGCTTTGCGAACCGCTGAACAGTTTCAGGAGCGTTTGGAGAAGAACGCGCGTCGCGCGCAGGGCAAGATGCTCTTGAATTTGAAGGAAGATGGCAGCGTTGATCCTACCAGCGGCGATGGCCATGCGCCATTGGGCCTTACGCATGGGTGGAGCAAGCAGGGGATTACCTTTGGCGCGGCAGCGGTGCGCCGAATGCTTTTTGAATCGGCCAAGCGGTTCTATCAAATCCAATTCTCCGGTGAAAAACAGGGCAATGACAATTTGGAACGCGCGTTGGTCGCGGTTGTGGATGACTTATTGCGCCGCGGGGAGTTCTTTTCCACGGTAGCCACGCTGATGACCGACACGGTGGGGCGCGATGGAACAGTCATTTTGCGCTATGAGCCGGCGGTTCCCACGCAATTGCAGTGTTCGAAAGAGAATTGGGAGGAACGCCCCGGCTCGTATCGCCCGATTTTCACCGTCTGGCCCTTGAAGGATGTGTTTGTCACCGATTACGAGAAGCCACAGCCACGCGATCAGGAAGGCGTGTGGTTTTTGACCCCACACTGCACCTTGCGTTCCCTTGAAGCCAATGAATACGTCGAGGAATACGAGCCACTGCCCACGGTTGACCCGTATGGGCAGCCTCAATACCGCGTCCTGCGCAGCGGGAAGTATCGCAATTTAGAGAAACTGCGTTCCATCGAACGCGAATACGACCAGAGTCATCCTGAAAGCGGCGGGAAAACCTCAGTTTTCCCAGAGTTCACTCTGTTGGAGTTCGAGGGGGCAATTCCCATTGCGGCATGGGTGGAGTCGGGCGTCTTTACCCCACGGCTGGCCGCGTTCTTTGGGCTGCCCCTGCCCGACGACCCGAACAATCTGCGAGCATGGGGCGCGAAACTTTCACGCATGACGCACTGGCACGTGACGTATCTGAGCGACAGCCTGATTGACCAGAGCGATGCTCCCGCCATTCGCCAGATTGGCAAGCATCTCCTGCAATTTTCCCCATCGGCCTACAAGCGACCGCGCAATTCGATGTTCGTTTTCCGCTGGATTCGAGATGGGGCCAAGTTCTTTGGCCAATCCATCATTGATGTGGGGGGGAAACTGGAGGACGCGGCGGACTTGATCCTGAATTACGCCATGCTGGCCGTACGCCAGAACGGCGATCCGGCGGCCATGGTCGATACTAAGATTCTTGGCAGTCATTCGCTGGATGATTTCAACCGCTTGCGCCGCGAGCCGGGGGCATTGATTGAGGCCACGCCGGGCCATGCGAACATTTCCGAGGCGATCCGAGAGTTCATTGTCCAGATTGATCCGGCCACCTATCAACGCATCGGCGCGTTGCGGCAGGAGTTCGAGGCCACGACGGGCGTTCTGGCCGCAGCCAAGGGCATGGATCGGGCTTCTGGGACGGGAACGTTGGGAGAAATCCAGTTCAACGACCAGAAAAGCCAGACGGTTCTTTCGGATTTGGTTGTGCAACAGGCGCGAGAGTTGTGCCGATTGATCAAGTGCATGATCGAGGACGTGCTGTTTTTCATGGGGCGCGAGAAGTTCCTGGCTTACGCGCGAGAAGTGGCCGGCTATTTATCGGCTGATTTGGAAACGCTGCTTACGCCAAGCGAAACGGACGAGAAGGCCGATGAATATGATCTGGAAGAACAGTTCCAAGTGGTGCATCCGGTGCTGGCCACAGCGGATAATGCCGTGATTGCCACGGTTATCGAGCGCTTGTTTCAGGTATTCGGGCCGCAGGACACGACGCTGGATCGTAAAAAATGCGCCAAAGTGATCTTCGAGATTAACGGCATTCGCAACGGCGAGGATTTGCTGACGCAGAAACGCGATCCGCTGGCTCCCGAAGAAGAAGCCAAGCAACTGGCCGAAGGCAATTGGATTGCCCCGGTTGAAGGCGAGGACTTCGCCACGCATTTGGCATTTCACCAGGGCATGTTGACCATGGTGCAAGAGGCGCTGATGCAGGCGCAGCAGGTTTCGGGCGGCGGCGGGGCGCTGTTTCAAAAGGCGATGGAAATGTTTTCCGCGCGGTTTGGCTTCTCTCCAGAGCAAATCAGCAATTTAGCCTACATGCTTCCCATCCATATTCAAGCCACACAGAACATCATGCAGCAGATGCAGGCCATGCAAACGCAGATGATGGCGATTCAGGCCATGCAGCAAGGCATGTTGCCGCAGCAAGGCGGCCAAGGGCCGGCGGTGAACAATGCGCCAGGCGACCAGTTCCAGCAGCGCAATAACCTGACACAACAAACGCGCGGAGGGATGCGATGAGTTTCTCTCTGGCGACCTACTTAGACCTTTCGGCCAAGGATTCCCCCTTTGAGTTGCAAGAGATCATCGCGCAATTGGACGCACTGGCGACTTCTCCTCTAGGGATATTGCTGTATGACGTTTTGCGCGTAAGCGAAGAATCCCTTGTAACGCGCATCCGCGAGACGCTTTCGGCCTCTGCGCTGGAAAATAACCTGCGTTTGAATGGCCAGGCCGATGTGTTGAAGTCCTTGCAGGCTCCTGGGTTTGGCCTGCGTGAAGCTTTATTGGCTCGGTACAAGAAACTGGAGGGGCGCAATGAAGGAAGTAACGCAACCTCTGTCCTTCGCTAAGGGCTATGTCGGGCCGCCCACGCCGCCGAACCAGACCGGAGAAGGGTGTCCGGGCTGGAAGAACTTGCGCCTTGAAAATGGCGGGATGGCGCTGACTTCATATTATGGCTATACGCGCAAGCTACTGACCCGCCTCGAGGATTTGGAACGCTATGCGACGGGGGACAATACCAAGCGCGTTGTGCTGTTTGATGCTTCTTCTGTGTTTGGCGTCATGGGCATTGGGCTGGCCGTGGTGGATTACAGCGGGGCACAGCGGCGGGTGTTGAATCTGAGAGTTCATCCCAATATCCAAAGCACACAGATTTGGGATGCCGACAGCGGAGCACCGTGGGATTCGGAAACCAATCCAATCCTGATGATGAACTATGCGAATGCCGATGGTGTTCCGCAGTCGCGCCCGAAACTCTACCGCATGGGTCACCATGAATATCCCGCGCTGAACCAGATGCAGGGCAAGACCTTTATCTTTGACCAGTTATCCGTGCCAGCGGTGTTTGACGGTCAGACGGTGCGCGAGTGCGGTATTCGGCCTCCGCGACTGGCGCCGACGCTGATTGCGGAGATTCGTGAAGGTTCGATGGTGGAAGAGGCCGGGAGCGGGTTTAGCGCTTCGCAAGAAGGGGTTTCGGTGGCGGGGGTTAATCAGGCCCCCTGGTTCTGGCCCAATGGCGACGGGGTTCCCTATACGCAAGTCACAATTTCAGACCAGCACTTAATCCTTAATAGTGCGACAGGGCAGGGGAATCTTTGCCAAAAGAACCTGGCGCAGCCGTCCGACTACTACAAAGACTATCATAAGCGCATGCAGTTTTATTTTCGCGTCGATGGATTGAACACGACGCTGCCAAGCAACACACTGTCGCTCCTGATTGCCAACGCGCAAGACTTGGGTGGAACGGTGTATGAGTTCCCCCTCTGGCTGCCATTGGTGACAAATGTCTGGCACTTGATTGACCTGCCTGCGCCCACCATCGCTGAATCTACGTTTACCATTACCTCCGTTGGGTTTCGCTTATTGCAGCCGGTTCCCGATGACCTGTCCGGCGATTACGGGCAAATGCGCTTTTCCTTTGGCAACATTGCCGAAACGATCCCTGAGCCGGGGCCGTTTACCGGCAAGGTGATGGCCTGTTTTTGCTGGTATGACTCCAAGCGTAATCTCCGTTCTGACCCTTCGCCTTACTCAACGATGCTTGACCTTGGGGATGAACAAGGGATGGCGCTTCGGCTGGATTTGGGCGGCTATCGCGGGTTCTACGATACGCTCAACAATGGCATGGCGAATGACGTGCTGAGCAAGAATCGGCTGATGAATGAGCAACGACCGGAATATCCAGACTGTGACCGTATTTTGATTTACCTGTCCAAGCCAGAGTGGGGCGTGATGGCAGACGGCAGCCCTGTTTTCCGTCTGGTGACAACGATGCCGGGCATTCAAGTTCCTGATACCTTGCGCGGGAATGATCCGTTTGTCTTGTCGCTGGTTTCCATTGGCACGGATCAAGAGGCCAAGGAAGCCAACTCCTTTACGCTGAAACTGATCAATGACGATACGGTGAACAACCAGACGGTTTCGGTGGATGGCGCGAGTTACGAACTGGCAAAGGATAGCGGGGCAGGGGCAACCTATCCCATTGCGCTTGAATTGCGGGTTCCACGCTTTGGCACGGCGGGACTGGATTTTGTGCAGCCTGCCGAGGGTTCATTTGTGGCGAAGTGGTATGTAGGAAAGACAGGAACTGTTTCGATCAATCGCGCGGGATTCCCCGGCGCGGGCTGGACGCTGGTCGATGACCCGCATGCCGATGTGGCAATGACCGAGGACATGACGGCGCTGCTGCATATTACCTTGCCGGAGTAATGCGGGATGACACGTTATCGCTATCCAACTGACTGCATGCGCATTACCGAGGATGATTGGCCGGGGCCAAGCAAAGAAATCACCATTGCCAATCCCTATACCTCCACCGATGCGCAAATGCCGGTTTCCACCACCGGGGCCTATAATGGGCATTTGTTTATCACCGCGCGCGAAGCCAACGGCGACGGGCTGAATAATACGACCGGGCAAATCTGCAAGATTCTCCGTTATGCCGGCGGGGCATTTACGCTGGACAAGACGCTGGCGCTGGATTTGGCCTATATCGCCGATGACCGCGTATTAGCGGTTGTGGCGCACCCGATGGACACGATGTGCTGCACGTCGGTGACGGCCAATGCCACAACCATCACGCTTCCCCTTGGGTCCGATGTGTCAGATGGGCAGTTGTATGTCTCGCGCGAGAATGACTATTACAACAACTGGCGCGTCATCGTGCGCGATACGTGCGCCGTGGAAAGATTGCGCGGAGTCACGGCGCGAATTGCCGATTATGACGGCGCAACCGGCATTGCCACGCTAACTATCGCGCCACACGATTCGTGGCCGGAGGACGTGGGGGCCGGAGTTCTTCCGCTGGTGCTGATTGCGCCTACGGCTTCGGTTGATCCATTGCGCTTTATCCCGTTGACGGCAGACCAGGTGGAAACCGAGTTGCAACAGGCTCCGATTCTGCATCCGTATTGCGGGACATGGCCTTCGGTGGAAGTGGCTATTGTGGACAACGACCGGATTTTGGGCGCTCGCCAGTTGGATCACCGGCTTGGCACGGTCACGGTTCGTAATGCCTATGACATTGTGGAAGTGGACAATGGCTTTTTCACACCGGGCATGGTTGGGCGAGACATTCATATTCAGGATGAATCGGAAAAGGGCCGCCTGTATCGCATTCTGGACTGGATCGACGCCACTCATATTTCCATCGGTTACTTGAACCCGCAGACGGGGGTTTATGTGCCATGGATGGGGCGCAGTGGCGAGTTTAACTATGTGATCAAGGGGCGCAAGAACCGCGTCTGGTGGAGCACCAAGACGAGCGAATTGGGCGCTTGCCCTGAATATGTGGCCTACAAGAACTACCTCGATATTGACATGCCCGGCGATGAGATCATGGGGCTGTCCAAGGTGAACGAATATACGTTGGTGATTGGAAAGCATAGCGTCTGGCGCATGTTCCCCGATGTCACGGCGATGGATGACGACCCTTATGCGTTGGTTTATCGCAAGCCCGAACCGATTTCCGGCGTTCCTGGGGCAATCTCCACAAGGAGCATTGTTTCTCTGCCCAATGGGCGCGTTTGCTGGCTGACGGCGGCTGGGCAAGTTGTGATTGCCAGCGCGGCGGATTTTCAGGTGGTGGATCAAAGCGCGGCGCTCAATGGGATGTTCGCCAACAGCGACGTGCGCGATCTGTCCAAGGCATTTGCGTTTTACATGCCACGTTTTGCCACGCTGCAAATCAACTTTGTGGAGCATGGTTCCGGGCCGATCCAGACGCATGCGGAAGGCTCCTTTGTCGATGAGCAGCCGTTGCCGGAGGATTACGGGCCGTTTGCGGCGCTGGATTTCTCGCATGATGCCTTGTATCGGGGCGATTCGCAGCGGTTTTGCAGTGTGCTGCATGGGGAAAGTTTAGCCGCCGATGTGCCGGAACTGGCGGAAAAGACATTCGCAGGCGGGGCCGATGGTTATATCTACGAGGTCGGGCGCGATGATGTGTTCGGCTTCGGCTGCCCTTCTCCAGTTCTCCGCTACACTGCCTCGGTTATCCAGCCCAATCCCCCTGCTCCGCCTGCGAATGGCACGGTGACGGTCGATACCTCGCCTGGCGTATTGCCGACCGATGGCGACGGGTTGAAGGGCATTTCGCTCGTGCGGATTCAGGGCGGGGTGTCCTTCCGCACGACGATTCTTAGCAATACGGCCGATACGATCACGATTGCCGATGTGTGGCCGACCCCGGTGCAAGATGGCGCGGTGATTTTGCTGGCTCCCATCGAGTATTCCGTCCGGTTTATCGAGCAAAGAACGAAGAAAGAGGCCGTCGTTAAAAGCGTATCGCTGGAACAAAGCGGAGTGGGGGACTTGCCGCTGAACGTGGAGGTCTATACAGCGGCGGCCAATGCCTTGCAGGCGGATGTAAGTGCGCCGGCCTATGCACACAAGGCCAATGAATCGCTGTTGCGCCGGGTATCGGGGGAAGTGTTCCTGCGCCCGATGCCGTCCAAGGCGCTGCAAGTGGGTTTACGCGGTTTTGTGCAGGGGAAAATGCAGATTCAAGGCGTATCAGAGACGGTGCTGGTTTCTGAAACCGAGACAGGGCGGTAAGGGGCCATGCTTGTCTTAACGGGGGTTATCAAGGATCTGGCCGTGCGAGACAATCTCAAGCGGATCATTGCGGCGGTTAATAACTTGCGCGGCGGGTCGGGCGTATCAGGAAGCGAAACGATGCTCAACAATGCGGCCTTCGTGCTCAATGCAGGGCTTTTGTATGGCTATGACGCCAATGGGGTGATTGCCATTGCGAATCCGGCAGGAGGGGTTCGCGCGGCGTTTTGCGTGGGAGAAGCGGCATTCCCGCAACAGAAGTTTCGCCCTGTGGTTGCAGGGGAAGTGAAGAACTTAAGGGCTAATGACAATGAAGTGATCGGAATCAGCGCTCCGGTTTATGCGGCGGCGAATGGGAGAATCACGACGGCAGAGAATGCCGGAAGCATGCAGCAATATGTTGGGCTATGCGTGGGGGAACGAACCAATGCGAATTACTATCCGATCCTTGTGTCTATTTCTGTTTCTGTGTTGTCAATGGATTGAGGCGGCTGAACCGGGCGATCCCTTGTTGAGCAAACCGATATCGGGATTCCCCGATACGAAAGCCTCGTCCTGGCTTCGCGCCGATGGCACGGAAAAGAAGTTCCGCAATTACGGCTACCAGTTTTTTCTGAGCCAACTCGAACAACCGAATACGGAAGCCACCGGCGGGGTGCTGTATGCTGATGCGTCGGGCAATCCGATCTGGAAGTTTTCGGATGGCCGCACGGCGGACTTGTCGTTTCAGCCAACGATTAGCGACTTGTGGATGATCAATGCGGGGTACCCGAATGAAATCCTGAACATGAGCAATGTGAATCTGTCGATGGATTTCGGGACAACGAAGCGGTTTTTTGTGCAGGGATATGGGGCGGAGGCATGGAGCGATTACCTTGTGCCAAATCTTGGATCGGCCACGGCACAGTTTATCTCCACTCATTTGTTCACCAATTTGCCCGGGACGGATGTCTATAGCAACCTGATTGTAAAGAACCTGTTCAATCATACAGGCGCTTCGGTCTATGCCACAGCGAACGGGGGTACATTCCCTGCGGGATCATATTATATCGCCTACAAGTTCGACACACCCAAGCAGGTTAATCGCGTTACTATTTCTCGCATGGGGGCATATGACAATCCCTTCGACACCTTCACCATGTGGGGCAGCGACAACTCCACTAATGGCGTGGACGGGGCATGGACGCAAATCTCCACGTCCTTCACCATCAGCACGGTGAATGATGCCGTGACCAATTATGACTTCACCAGCAACACGAGGCGCTTCACGTGGGCCAAGATGGTGGCGGGAACGACGACACAGCCAAGAACCACCGCTGGATGGCGAGAAGTGGATTTTCGTTCTTACACGCCCGCGCCGGATAAGTCGTTCTGGGTGGATAGC